TTGACCATGGATCTGCAGGGTACGCTTCGGCATTGAAATAGTTACTCTGGAAACTCTTAACATTGTAGCCTGAACGACGTGTGTTAAACAACAACATTCCCTGCGGATAAAGTTGCGGGTTTGGAGCATCTAAGTCCAAGTAGCTACTGGTTAATAGACTGTCAATGGTAGGAATTGCATCCATCACAGGATCTGTTGTGCCGTTTGGTGCCCAACGTGCATCTGCAAACAAAATGCCATTTTGAGTTGTTTGATCAGTAGTATCAACTTCTATCCACTGATCCACGCCGTCAACCACTTGCCAGCGATATAACTTAGGATAGTTTTCTAAGTCGCTGGTGTCAATCCATAAATCTCCATACACCAACGGAGAAAGTGATGTATCATTTTGTGTAGTAGGCGCTGTGGCTGCAATAATAGGACCATTTGCATTGGTCAAAGTTAGATCAAACCCGCGAACGTCATTGGTTACAGTCTGATATCCAACCCATTGACTGTTATTTTGAATCATGATATCAGCATCACTAACAGTGCTGTAATACCATAAACGGCCATCAACAGGATCTTCGTCTGGTGCAGCATCACTTGAAGTATACGTGAATGTTGGCGAACCAACCCAGTAGCTTAATGCCAATGAATTTGGTGTTCGGAAACCTGGACGACAAAATTGAGTGTTTGCAGTAAATCCAGCAGTTGTGATCGGAGTACCTATTACATTTAACAACGTGATAGTTCCACCTTGACTGTGTGTAAACACAATGGCTCCTGCACTGTTGACACTGGCTGACACATATGGTACTGCCGCGGCACTGACTGCAGAAATAAATGATGCTGTTGATGTACCTGAAATAGTAGCAGTACCTGTGATGGTGGTACCATCTAGTTGACTACCTGAAATAGTAAAGCTATTTCCGTTGGTAAATGGTCCAGGAGTTGTAGTAGATCCGGGTACTACAGTAGCACCCAAAGCATACCGTTCTAGTATTTCAAAAGCCATGGTAGCGTCGGTGTCGCCAAAAGTGGCAGCATCAGCAATTGCTATTGTGGTTCCTACAGGAATATTTTTCCCGCCGCCAGTTGGATCTAATGCGTATGATGCTGACACTGTACCAAAATATACTGGACATGCTTGTGCAATAAAAGTTCCTAGAGCTGAACTGTATTTTTTTACTCGTAGACTCACTCCGTTGTTGGCTGGGCTAACATTGTTCCAGACAGATCCTGTCGGGGCTGGTGCTGTTTGCCCAGCTGCCCATCTAGGTGCTTGATAACTGTATGATGCAAGATACTCAGGGGCACGATAAACTTGAGCAGTAATGCCTAGAGCTGTTAACAATGCGGCGCCAGCTGACGGGCCTGTTTCAATAGAAATTATTCCACCGTCGCTGGTTGAATTATCATTGGTAGCTGTTGAGTCAGCATAAAAATATAATTTTCCACTTACTGCGGCTGCTGTGACACCAGCAACACTTGCGGCATTGATAGCCTGTGCAAGTCCTGCAACTGTGTTGTCGGGCGCCGCTGGTACAAAAATTTCACTATCATTAACAAGCATACTTGCACTGGCGGTCAATGACGTTGGCGTGCCTGTGCCCTGAATTGTGGGCCAAGATGTTTTCCAAGCGTCGCTACCAACTTGCACCCAATCGTTATCGCTATTTTTATAATATCCCAACAGATGAGTGTTTGTTGCGCATGTGACTACTGCATAATCCCCTATACTACCAACAGTTGCCAATGGGGTTGGATTATTGTCTGGATCAACAACATCTGCAACATCATTAACAATAATAGGTGTGTTTACTGTAAATGTATTAGTTGTTTGATTGTATTCTTGAATACCCCAAACACTAGTAGAAGTATCTAACCAGTAGTCGCCATTGGCAGGAGATCCAGTTGGGCGAACCAAACTAGCAGTTAATTCAGTTAAGTCAATATCAACACGTTGTACATAGCAACGATTTGTGATGCCCAATGCTGAATAAGCAGCCAACAAGCCGTACTCGTTGAGTTCGTAGCCGTTGATTGGTGTACCAGTTGTGGTCTGATAGAAGAATGGCACGCCAAATGTGGCTGCCAAATCTCGTTGACTTGTGATTAGATAAGTCTTATTGGCATTGGCTGCCAATGTGCCGGCTGCAACGGTAACACCGTTAGAGCTTACTTTGTTCTGAGCAGTAGCGATTAAGAAATACGGTACTGTGTTAACAGCGGAAGGGATATATTGACTTTCGTCAATAACTGTTACTTCTACGCCTGGAGATACTAGAGCCATGATCAATTCCTTTTCAAGATACAATATTTATAGATAACTGCTAAAAAGGTACCGTTACGGTGCCCTTTGCCAAAGGTCCTATTGCTAAATACCGTATGAGACCCATTTGTCAAGCATGTAATCAACTGCTGTGTGCTGTTAACTATCATCGTAATGGTGTTGCACACTATCGCACTAGATGCGAGAGCTGTGCAAGAAAACGTCGTGGCTTGAAAAAAAGAATCCCACGGTGGGAGGCTGCAGGATTCAAAAAAAAGCTAGTATGTGACAAGTGCGGGTTCAAAGCCCGATACTCAAGTCAAATTCTAGTGTATCATGTCGACGGAGATCTAAATAACACTGGTGTTAAAAATCTAAAGTGTATCTGCCGCAACTGTGTGGAAGAAGTTGCCAAAAGTGTACTGCCTTGGAAGCCAGGGGACTTGAGCCCCGATTGTTAAACATTCCGGTAGTGTAATTTTTTTGAAATATAATTTTTTATTACATAAAATCTATCTGTAGTGAAATAAGGTTGATCGCTGAGTGCAGTCACGTGATCGGGTCTGCGATTAGTTGTTCCGGCTAACAACAACGGATTATATTTGTCTACTAGTTGTTGAGCAGTATCAGTATTAAGGTAAGGAGTTGTCCATTTAAACACATCAAACTGTTTCCCATCCAATATTTCGTATCCGTACTTTCCTGGATCTTTACTCATTTTACTAATGTTTTTAGTAAGGCCTTCGGGGTTTTTAATTCTCAATGTTGCCAATTTAGCGTACTCAGCAATGCCTGGATTAGCTAAAAACCACTCTATAGTTTCTCTAATGGTATCTTCGGTGTCGTGAGGTAATCCCACAATGATATTGATTTGTAATCTAAGTTCAGGGAATCGTTGTTTAAGTGCAATCAAAAAGTGTTTGAGTTTTTCAGGATCTGCGCCTTTGCCTACTGCTTTTCCACTGGCACGATTAAATGTTTCAATGCCAATGGTAAATGACTTCCATCCAATTTCTGGAATAAGATCTACTTGCTCAGGATTTGCTGCCAGAAGATCAACTCGACAATAACTCCAAAATTCAAAATCTATACCAGTTTCTTGTCGGATATCTCGAATCAAATACATTTTTTCCAAGCTGTCATTGAATGTATCGTCGACAAACATGAACTTTTTTACGCCAAATGTGTTGTATCTATACAGGATATCTTGTTTGATTTCTTCCTTGGATCGGATGTAAGTTCCAGGCTTTTTGCCCAAGTGATCAAACTCACAAAATGCACATTGAAAAATACAACCTCTGCCTATTTCAACTGGCAATACCCAGTCGTCTGTTACAAAATCTGAATCAGCATATTCTGTGGTTAAATTACTTAATATCTGAACTGCATAGTGTTTGTCAGCATCCACATACTTTTTATTATTGAATTGTGTATAAATTAGATCGTTACCTTGTACAATATGATTGTGTACAGCTAAAACTGCTAGATCTGAATATCCAGCACATATGATGTCAACATTCACCGGTAGGTGTTGGATTATTTCAGCATTGGGGCCTCCAACTACAATTGTGCCATGACGATTTTTTATGTAATCAATTAATAGAGCTTCGTCTTTGTTTAGCAACTCAGTCATAAACCCAGCATCTTTATTGTCAGTGGTCCATTTGTTGTTGCGAAAAGTGGCCTGGCCAGCAAATCTGTCTGAGTTGTATGTGGGAGGAAAAAATTTAGTACTAAATCCCCACCATTCAACTTCTGTGATAGTGTCCAAGTATGTTAGTAGTACAGACTGATCCCAGTGAGACAAAAAATCAATAACTTCTACTTCTACTCCATGTCTTCTTAATTCTGTGGCTATCCTATAGACCCCAAGTGATCTAATAGGAGGATTTGGACTGTCATTAAACAATACTATCAAACGGATTCCTTAAAGGAATATTTATACAACAGAGTAGACATCAATTCACGTGTGTTTCTGCGCAAGTCTTCTAGCCCGCCATTGTTGTCAATCACGTAATCTGCCATCCAGATTTCCAGACTCATGCTAGAGCGATCTTCCTGTGGCAAGTGATCACTACGGTCCACCCAGACAGCATAATCAAATACCCGAGTGTTACGCATGGCATGGAACTCACTCTTGTTTCTTAGTCCGCAGTAGATTGAATTTTCAGCAAAAATTTCCCTGCCCAGTCTAGCATAATCATCCTTGCAATAAGCATGAATCATGTCATACCACTCTGCTCGATGGTTGTGCCGATCTTCAAAGCATTGCTCGTACGTGGTGTATCCATATTTGATTTTGAGTTCATCGTAGATAAACTTTTCAGCACAAAAATCTGAACTAGAACGAAAGCTGTAGCCAAATTCTTCACGCAGAATATCACACACAGTATCTTTGCCGTGTCGAGCATTGCCAATGATCAGCAGTTTAGGAAGTGTCATTTTAAGGAGGTTACATTAAGATAATCTAGTGTGCGCTGTAGCATGCCAATTTGTCTGCGGCAGTCTTCTAGCGCATGGTGGCTGGTAGGTGGGATAGGCTGATCGGGCCATAGCGAGAATACAGTACGGCTGTCTCGCACCATGTAGTACTTCCAGGGCAGAGGCTTGTGATAGCTCTTGTAAGCATGCTCCAAGATGTTCATGTCGTATGTGGGACCTTGTGCCCAGATTCTGTTGGAGTGCCAAATCAGCCGACCTAGCCCGTCCAATGCCTGATCTAGCGGGATACGGTCCTGTTCGTTGAATGCTTCGTCCCGAACCACAGCAGGTTGTGTGGCCCACCAGTCAATTGTGCCTTGATCAATAGCACGGTCTTCTTGACTCTCTAGTGTGACTCTGGCATAGTAACTCTGGCCAGAATAGCCTTGCCCAAACGGGTCAAAGCTCTGTGCCGCAATAGTTAGTATTGTAGTGTCTGGGCCTGTTGCAAGCCCTTCTAAGTCGATCATCAAGTCCATGTGTTATTATAACACAATGCTTGTTGACCCGCAACAGATGGTTAACCGATTACCCAAGTAAGTGGTTGGCTGGCATCCACATAGTTCTTGAGCTGGTCTTCTAATGCAATAATGGCTTCTTTGGCTTCAGCTTTCATTGCGGCGCCATTCAGGGTACCACCGCCTTGTGGTCCTGCAATTGAACCAAACTTCTCACGTGCTTCACCAATGATCATCTTACAGTTGGCAACCATGTAGTCCTTGATCCACTGTTGGATTTGGAAATCTTGAAGCAAGTTGATTTCAGGTTTTAGATTGTATGTCCAAAGCAACACATTCTCGCCAGTGCCTCTTGGGTCACGAATCAATTGAATTTTCTTTGTTACTTGGTTGAACGTGTAGTTCATATAGCCACCAAACATACGTGCGGCCAGTTCAACATACTGTGAGTAGAAGTCGTATGTAGCAAGTCCGCCTGCTACGTTGAAGTTCATGAGATAAACATTCATACTGGCCTGAGAGAATGGATCAAAGTTACTGGCCTGGCCAGTAGCATCACCAAACTGTCTGCGGAATATCTGACGTACACTCACAACCTCTTGTGGCAACTGATAGATGTTAACATCTTTGACCAGTTCCATAAAGCTATAGCTTTCCTCATAGGCATTGCTGGCTCGCTGGCGGTAAGTGCCTAGTGTTTTTTGATACGCGGCTTCGTAGTGAGCAGGGTCCAACTCGAGATCAATAATCTGATCACCGAGTTGAAGCTTTACATATTCTATCATGTTTTGCTTGAGCATCTCAAGCGAGTTTTGTTGCTGTTCTGCCA